CGTATCGGTGAGCCAGCAGGTGGCGTCAGCCCCCTCTATGCTCCAACAAACTGGTGCGTTGATCTCTCAAGGGGCAACCACCTTGGCAAATGGCGGTACACAATTGCTGACTCAAATCAGCGATTTGACTGCCATCTTGAAGACGCCAATTAATATTGCCAGCATTAGCTGGTCTGCTGGGGTTGTGACCGTTAATACGGTTTCTGCTCACACAATCCCTACTGGTCAAGTTGTTCAAGGAACAATCGCTGGCGCTGCGCCAAGCGGTTATGACGGCACATTCGCTTGTACTGGTGTTACAACGACTCAGTTTACTTATCCTTTGGCAAGTAACCCTGGTTCGGAAACAAATCTGGGTACATTTATTTTGGCCGATGTCGCCATGCTGACCGCAATGGCAACCACTTATTTCGGCCAAGGCGGAAATAACGGCGTTTATGTTTTAGAATTGGGTACAGGTGGTACGGCTGCTGGCGTATCGTCTCTGTCAACTTATTTGCAAAACCCCAGCATTAAGTTTTATAGCTATCTGTTCCCCTCGAATTGGGACACTGAAACAACAGCTCCGACTCTTACCAAGCAGTACTCAAATACAACTTCGCAAACTTACTTCTTTGTTACCACGACCACGGCGACTTACTCAAACTGGATTAATATCAAGTCTGTTTTTGCGATGTTGCAAAGCCCTTCGGCTCCAAGCACTGAATTTAGTGCTGCTGCGGTATTCCAAGCTACTTTGGCTTATAACCCCAGCGCATCTAATCTGGCTTCGCCTTTGGCATTTAGCTATCTGTATGGTGTAACGCCTTATGTGTTGACCAACTCCTTGCAGACTACACTGAAGGCTGCTGGCGTTAACTGGGTGAGTACTGGCGCTCAAGGTGGTATTAGCAATACGTTGGTTCTGTGGGGAACCACAATGGATGTGAATCCTTGGAACTACTGGTACTCTGTGGACTGGACAGCTATTAATGTGGCCGAGTTTTTGGCTGCTGCTGTGATCAACGGCTCCAATAGTCCTACCAATCCTTTGTATTACAACCAAGCTGGTATCAATACTTTGCAAAAGGTTGCTCAAGCTACTGTCAACAATGGCATCAGCTTTGGCTTGATCTTGTCTCCCGCCAAAGTTGTTGCAGTTCCATTTAGCACATACGTTAAACAGCACCCAGGCGATTATTCCACTGGTACTTATAACGGTTTGTCTTGCACTTTTGTTCCATTGCGTGGGTTCGAGTCGATCACGATCTATCTCACCGCCTCGAACATCCCCGCTTAAGGAGAATAAGAAATGGCATCAAATCCACAAGTCGTACAAGGTACGCTTAATAGACTGCGGGGATCGGTGGTATTTGCCGATTACCCCGATTTGCAAGTTACATCTGCCTATTTGGCTAAAGAAGCTATTTCCATCAGTTTTGATGGCGATACCTCTTTGCTGATTGGCACTTTGACTGGCGCTGTCACCTCACCCGAACCCTATACATATGGCACAGTAACCATCCACTTGCTGCGTACTCAGGATTTGGCTAATGCGTTCAAGAACCAAATTGAAATTAATACGACAATGGGTTCTGTGAATATCATTGGTGACTCGACTGCTTTGGATAACTTCCAACTCGAAAACTGCATTTTGATGAGCTTGCAAGAAATCACTTTTGACGGCAACCAGGCTGGCCTGATTGTTCGTCTGCGTGGCGTCTACAACATCAATAGCGATCTGTTCGCAGACTCTTAAGCCTATAATGGCGAAACCCCAGAAAGCGGTCAGGCTTTTTGGGGTTTCTAATCAATTGACAACAGAGGTGTCGCATGACTTCTAAGATTTTAATCAATAAGCGCCTGAACTTGGTAGTGTCTACCGAAGTATCTATTGGGCCAATTCGCATTCATTCGGTTCCAGTCAGTCGTGATGTCTTTGAGACATTCTATGAAGAACTGGGCGAAGTCTTCACAAAATCATTTGGTGAGAGCAGTAGTGCCCACATGGCACTATCGGCTCCACAATTGGCCTATGCTGCTTTAAAGAAGTCTGCCAGAGCCAAAGGAACATGGGACACGGTTAAGAGCGGTTTAATTAATGAGATTGTGCGTTTAAGCAATGTGGCGTTTATTGGCAATAAAGGTTGGGAATCCTTGCCGATGGATATTGCTGTGAAGCGTGGCATCTTGGATGAGGATGCAGAAAGCGAGGTGCTTTCTGCTCTCATTTTTTTTACGGCAATTACTTTTGTTTCTCCGAAAAGCATGGCGCAGGGTTTCTTGGACATGGCGTCAGCTTTAAGGAGCTGGGAACTTACTTCGTCCAATTTTACGGAATTCAAAAATGGATTGCCGACATTGACCGAGGAAGAGATTTTGGTGACGACAACATCATCGCGTGTGCCCTCAGTTACTTAACAGATGAGGGGTTCAAAGACTTTATGTCGGAGAACGGTGGTGAGTGGATGGATGTCCATGAATTTAGGCAAAGGCATCTTATCAGCGCATTGAAATCTAGGGCTTTCATTTAACAGCGATGACCCCTAAAATCAAGATATGGCAAACACCACACCCATTATCACGATTGATGTCAATGATGATGCCTTTAAGGCGTTCCAAGCATCATTTGATAAGTTCAAAAAGGTTGTTGATAACTTCTCTAGCAGCTTCAAAGCTGTCGGTGACGCTGCGGCAAAAGCTGTTGATACAGCTACATCTGCTGTAGAAAAGGCTGCTGAGAAGTCTGCAAATGCCAAAGTGTCTGCCGAGCAACGTGCAGCAGACAAGATCAACAAGATCAATGAAGCAAAAGCGCAGAAGGATTTTCAGCGTCAGTTGCGTAACCTGCAAAAAATGCAGGATGCTGAAGTCAAAGCCGAGCAAAAACGCCTAGAGACTTCAAAGAAGAACTTAGAAGCTGCCAACAAAAAGCGAATTAACCAAGAGCAATCGGAAGAAGAAAAGATTGCCCGTCAGAAAAAAGACCTGTTTAAAAAGGTTTTGGGCGATAACTTGGTTAGCTTTTATGACTTTGCGTCCAAGGTCAAAGATGTTGGAATGAGTACCGTTGGTGCTGCCCTGGGTACGGCAGCACTGGCAATTGCTGGATTTGAGTCTGCTGGTCCATTGGCTGCATTGAGAAAGCAGTCTGGTGGCGCTGGTGTGGCCGCTGGCAACTTCTTGTCATTTGGCCCATCATTTGAACGGTTCTTGAACGATCCTAGTGGCACTCTGCAAGGCATTGCCAATATGCAGTTGAACCTTGCACAACGGGGTCAACTGCAAGCACTGACAGGGCTGACTGGGGCGCAAGTACAGAATAGATCGGCGGATCAGTTGGCTCCAGATGTGTTGAGAGCCATTCAACGCCGCTATCAAGAAAATCCTAGTTTGCAGTATGCCCAAGCATTTGGCATTGACAAATTGGTCAGCGAAGATGAGCGCCGCCGAATTGGCACAATGAGCAAGTCTGAGCTGGAATCCTCGATTATCAGCAGCCAGCAACAAGGTGCATTCAACCGAATCAACCCTGATTCCTTGAAATCTTGGACCGATCTCTATCAAGCCATTCAAGAGGCCAGTGCGGCAGGTAAGGCATTGATGGGGTCTATGGGTGCTTTGGCTGATGTATTGGGATTTGTAACCAAGGCATTTACCGAAGCATTCCAAGTGCTAAAGTTCATCGTTGATAAGTTATCCATTCCATTTAGCCAATGGTTCTCATCACCATCAAAAGACACGCCTCAGACCAATGCGGCCAATGTTAGCGGTCAATCGGCTGGTGGAGCGCCAGGTACTGGTACTGCTGCTGACAGGCGCAATAACCCAGGCAATTTGAGAAATGTTGGCGGCAGAGGGTTCCAGCAGTTTGGTTCTACTGAAGAGGGCTTTAGGGCTATGGCCCATCAGCTTCAGTTGTACGGCCAAAGACATAATGACACCCTTCAAGGCATCATTTCCAAATGGGCACCCAGCAGCGAAAACAATACGGCTGCTTATATTGCCAATGTTGCCAAAAAAACAGGGTTCTCCTCGACTGAGCATTTGAATTTGAATGATCCAACTGTGCTGTCCAAATTGATGGTTGCAATGGCGCAGCAAGAGGGAACAAAGAATAAATATACGCCTGAGGGAGTTAAATTGATGATTCAAAATAACACAGGCGGCAGCGCAGTTGTCTCTGCAAGTGCGATGGGAGCTTCATAATGGTTACGACAGGCTTAAGCACTTTTCAGCAGCTCTATGAACTCAGTCCAATTTTCTTGGTGGGTGGAGTTGCTGGCAGCGGCGAACCCATACCAATTACTCAAATCTTACAAAATGGTGTGACGCCAAATAATCCCAATGACTATTTTGCTCACTTCAAACCATTACCTGGTGGGACCATTGAGTCTTGGGGTGTTGCTCAATATCCATTGGCAGCTCTGACAACTGCGGCCAATGCCGTGGTCCAGCAGCCTATTTCCATCAGCCTGTTGATGCAATGTCCCGCACAAAATGTTGCTGGGAATAATTACTACAACAAGCTGTCCATCATTTCTTCGCTTAAAAGCACTTTGGACAATCACATCTTGCAGGGCGGTTGGTTCAGTGTATATACGCCTGCTTTTGTTTATTCTGGATGCCTTTTGACATCATTGAAGGATGTTTCTGGCGCTGAAAACAAACAAGTCCAGTTGATGTATCAGTGGGATTTTGTTCAGCCTTTGATTACTGAAGAACAAGCGGCTACGACTCAAACAGCGTTCATGAACAAGGTTACTCAAGGATTTAAAGTCATTGGTCAGCCAGCATACTCTGGAGCGCAATAATGACTACTTATGTAACCTTTGTTGAAAGACCAAATCAGAATTTCCAATTTTCAGCGAATTTGGACAATGCGACCTATACGCTGATTGTCACTTGGAATTTGTTTGGTCAACGGTATTACTTGACTTGCTACACGTTGCAGGGAAATGTTGTATTCAATGTTCCATTGATTGCTTCACCTGACGATTACAACATTAATTTGGCAGCAGGATATTTTAAAACTTCAATTGTTTTTAGGGCCAGCACACAGAATTTTGAGGTGGGCTGATGCGGTATTACAACCTAATGATCACAGATGCCGCATCTGGGGCATTGATCAAACAATACACCAGCACCTCAAATGGAACGCCAAGCGGCACTAATAATGGTGCTGCTTTAAACATTGAATTTGATTTGCCCGTGGCGTCTTATGACGCCCCAATGGGTAACTCTTATGTTCGGGTTTGGGGAATTCCTTTTGCTGACATTTCTCAATCGGCCAACTTTACAAATCAAAACATTACGCTTGAAATTGGTTTGACGGCTGGTCTGCCATTGGCAAATCCAAGTCAAGCCGGATTGGTGCTGTCTGGCACGGTGTTTCAGGCTTTTGGCAATTGGCAGGGTACGCTTTTGACCTTGGATTTGATCATTGCGCCAGCGACTGGAACTCCGGCCAATCCAGTTAACTTAAGTTTTAATTGGCCCAAGAATACCCAGTTGTCCAAGGCCATAGCCCAGTCTTTATCCACAGCTTATCCAACTTATCAACAGAGCATCAACATCAGTTCAGAGTTGGTTTATACCGAAGACCAAAATGGGTTTTATGCCGACTTGAACCAGTTCGGCAATTATTTGTTTCAGACTTCTAAGAACATCATCAAAACTCAAGGTTATGCTGGCGTTAGGTTGTCTGTTCAAAATAATGTGATCACGGTGACTGATAACAGCAACGCTGGCGCTAGTACCAGCACCAGCACGGGAGCTGCTGTTAGTTCTGCGCCGATCACATTGAACTTAAATGATTTTATGTCTCAACCGACATGGATTGACATTGCTACGGTTCAAATTGATTTGGTGGCAAGGCATGATCTGTCTTTGGGCCAAGTGGTCAATTTGCCTAAATTTATTGCATCTAGCACCCAAGCATCATTCTCGCCATTTAGAAATGATTCTGCCTTTACGGGTACTGGGACCATCATCCAAATTCGTCATGTGGGCAATTTGCGTCAACTTGATGGTGATAGCTGGAAGACGGTTGTTAACGTCTTAACTGGAGCTTGAGATGAGTGGCGGTAATGTAACCAAGACCCCTTTTGCTCAAACAATGAATACTTTCGCCCAGCGAAAGGTTCAGGACAATTTACAGCAGCAAGGTCAAGTATTGCCTTGTTCAGTGGTTGCTGTTTTGCATAACGGCACGGCTGTCACGGTTGCCTTCCAAGTTGATCAAAGTTTGGGGTACACCATTCCGCAGGTCACAATGCCTGTGGCTATTTCTCAATACGTTCGGATTCCAATTCAGGTTGGCGATACAGGTATTGCTTTGTCGGCCAGCACCAGGTTGGGTGGCATTTCTGGGCTTGGATCGGGATTGGCTCCATTGAACACGCCCAGCAATTTGGGTGCTTTGGTGTTCATGCCCATCAGCAATATTAGCTGGTCATCCATCGACTCTACAGCCGTTGTCATCAGCTCTGCTCATAGTGATTCTGTAGTAACAATTAGTGATACCGAGATCGTTTCCACCAGAGGCAATTCTGTCGTGACGATTACTGATACCGAAGTCAGTTTGGTGCAAGGTTCCACATCAATTGTTTTGTCTGGCAATAACGTCAACATCAATGGAACACTTATTATTAATGGACAACCATACTTGTCTCACAAACATACTGGCGTCAAGGCTGGTACTGATACCAGCGGAGGAGTAGCGTAATGCGTACTTATGGAACAGATAAAAATGGCAATTGGGTTGAGGTAGATACTCAGCCCAATGGCGAAAATGGCTATGTTTGGTTGACAACCTTAATTCAGACTTTGTTGATGAATTCTGGTGAAAATCCTTTGTATGCCAATTACGGTTTACCTGCGATTCAATCGGTTCAGACTCAAGTTGCACCTGATGCGGCAGTGGCTAGAACACAAAGCCAATTCTCTCAATATTTTGCAAGTTTGGTGGTTACTAAAATAGCAAGTGTCCTTAACCCGACTTACCAAATTAACGCAATTTTCTTGTCAGGAACTGTGTATCAAGCCACAATAGCCACTTAGGATTAGCCCATGACAACTGCACTTACTGCGCCCTATACCGTCACGCCTCCAGCCACACTGGCGGCTGAAGCATTTGCTATTGCTCAAGGGTTAGCCCCAGGCATCACCAGCTTGCCAGCCAATTTGATTGGCGACATGAATGCCACATCTGCTGGTTCTTTATCGGTGGCTCAACAAGCCTTGGTTGATCTGGTCAATTCAGTATCACCCTATACAGCCAATGCACCCATTCTTTATCAACTCGGTAATGTCTATGGGGTGCAACAAGGTGTTGGCTCCAATACTTCTGTCTACGTTACCTTTTCTGGTACACCAGGCTTTGTCGTAAACATTGGCTTTACGGTGTCTGATGGCACTTACCAGTACACGGTTCAGGACGGCGGTATTGTTGAGTCGGGCGGTGTGTCCTCACCTCTGTATTGTTTGGCTACGACTGCTGGCTCTTGGGCGGTTCCAGTTGGGGCAGTGACCCAATTGATTACATCTGTTCCATTGGGCGTCACTTTGAGCTGCACCAATACAACTGCTGGGTTGCCTGGGGCTGCTGCACAAAGTCTGCAATCTTATCAATCTCAAGTCATTCAGGCTGGTTTGGCTACAGGCCAAGGCATGGCGACTTACTTAAAAACCCAGTTGCAAAATGTCAGCGGTGTGCAGTCCAATTTGATTGCTGTCCAACAGGTAACAGCGCCAACTGCTGGCTGGAAAGTCATTGTTGGCGGTGGTGATCCTTATGCTGTGGCCCAAGCCATTTATACCGGCTTGTTTAATATTTTGGATTTGGTCGGCGCAAATGGCTTTATTGGCACTGGCTCGATCTCTGGAACCACACTGACCATTACTTCAGTTACTGCTGGCGCTATCACTTTGGGTTGCCCCATTAGAGGAACTGGTGTTACGGCCAATACGATTGTGACCGCACTCGGTTCAGGTTCAGGTGGCACTGGGACCTATTCGGTCAACAATTCTCAATCGGTGTCTTCTGAAACATTGACCAGTGGCGGCAGCACAGAAACGATTGCCATTCAAGATTTTCCCAATACTTACACGATTCTTTTTGTTGTGCCATTACAGCAAAGCGTCAATGTGGGGATTAATTGGACAACCATTGCGGGTACTAATTTTGTAAGCAATACGGTTGTGGCTTCAGCAGTTCAACCGGCTATTGTGAATTACATTAATTCACTTTATGTTGGTCAGCCCATCAGCATTTTGGAAATGCAGCAAGTATTTCAAACCGCAACGGCAAACATCATTCCTCAAGCCAACATCAATAAATTGACCTTTGCGGTTCAGATTAATGGTGTAAATGCTCCACCTGACGCCAATGGAATTTTGATTCGTGGCAGCTCAGAAGGCTATTTCTATACAACAACGGCCAACATTACGGTAACAAATTCCTAATATGTTGACCCAACAAATACCATCCTATCCATATCAGCAGTATGCGTCTGATGACAGAATCAGCGCATTCTTCACTGCTTACAATGAATTGAGTCAAATCAATTTGAACACCATCAATGCTGTTCAATTGCCAATTTATTTGAATCAGTCTGGCGATCTATTGGATTGGTGTGCTGCTGGTATTTATGGTCTGTATAGAACCTCTTTGCCTGTTGGCGGTTTTATTGAAAAAGGTCCAGTTAACACTTTTGAGTTAAATACCGAACAGCCAAACGAATCGCAACTGATAGCAAATACAGCAAGCTATACGGTTAATGATCTGGTGTTCCAACGCATCATTCAATGGAACACATTCAAAGGTGATGGCTATCAATTCAACATTCGATGGTTAAAACGCAGAGTTCAAAGATTTTTAAGTGGTGCAATTTTCCCAGATCAGACTTACCAAATTAGCGTCACATTTACTGGTGAGAATGCTGTTTTGATTAGTTTGTTGCCACCAACATCAGTAACCCCATCATCTGCTGAATACAACGTAGCGGCTTATGACACGGTTCAATACAACCAGAACCCAATTATTAATGGGTCGAGTCAATCGGTTAACTATATCAATTTAGCCTTGGCTCCTTATCTGCAAGCGGGAATTAACGCTGGTGCGCTACAGCTTCCATTTCAATATACATACACGGTGCAATACTCATGACAACATTTATTTTTGCCAATAATGCCAAATCTACTTTGGCGTCTGGGATTTCATCAACTGCTACTTCGGTGACGTTGGCAACAGGCAGCGGTTCTTTGTTTCCAAGTCCAACATCTGGTCAGCAATTTACTTTGACATTGACCGATTCGGCTACTGGCTTAATTAATGAAATCTGCTATTGCACAGCACGCTCTAGCGACACGTTGACAATTGTGCGTGGTCAAGAGGGAACCACTGCTAGGGCTTGGTCAACAGGCGATATTGCTTCCAACAAAATTACTGCTGGCACAGCGGCATCATTTGCTCAAGGTGGCTCGGGCGGTACTGCAACCAATCTGGCAGGTGGTGCGGCCAATCAAATCGCATATCAAACAGCGGCCAACACAACCAGTTTTATTACTGCACCCACTACTTCTAGCACTTATCTGCAATGGACTGGTAGCGGATTTGCTTGGAGTAACAGCACATCCAGCGGTCCCACATTGTCAAGCAACAATGCTTGGACTGGCACAAATACATTTACCACTATTGGCCCATCATCTGCTGGTGGTGCATCTCTTGGTTCTGCATCTTCTTATTGGAACACTACTTATTCAACCGTCTTCCAATGCGTGACGCCAGGCAGCATTCCGACAACAGGCGCTGTATTTTTTGAAGAAATCTATGGCGGCTCAAATTATGGATGGGTTGGCGGCAATTATGGTCAAATCCTTGGATATGGTGGACTTGGCGGTAGTCCCAATTATGTCAATGTTGCAATTGCAGACGCTAATGGTTTCTATCCAGCATCAAGTGGAACCGCTCTAGGTACATCTGGTTTGCCTTGGGGAACCATTACGGCAACGACTGGTTCTTTTAGCGGCAACGTATCTGGAACATGGAATGGCAGCACAATTTCAGTTTCCAAAGGCGGCACAGGAGTCAATACAACTCCTTCAAATGGTCAGCTATTAATTGGCAATGGCTCTGGTTATTCTGTTGCAAATTTGACGGCGGGTAGCAATGTAACCATTACGAACAGTTCTGGGAACATTACCATTAGCTCAAGTGGATCAGGCGGCGGCGGTCCTTCATTGTCAAGCAATAACGCTTGGACTGGCACGAATACATTTACCACAATTGGCCCATCATCTGCTGGTGGTGCATCGCTTGGTTCTGCATCTTCTTATTGGAATACTGTTTATTCAACAGTCTTTCAATGCGTTACGCCAAGTGGAAGCCCAACAACAGGTGCGGTGTTTTTTGAGGAAGTTCTTGGCGGCTCCAATTATGGATGGGTTGGCGGCAGTACTGGTCAAATCCTTGGATATGGTGCAAGTCCTACTTACACAAATGTTGCAATTGCAGATGCCAATGGTTTCTATCCAAGCACCACTGGGACTGCATTAGGACTATCTGGTTCGCCTTGGGGTACTGTTACTGCAACGACTGGTGCGTTTAGCGGCAACGTATCTGGCACATGGAATGGAAATAACATTTCAACTGCCAAAGGCGGCACAGGTTTAAGCACAACACCTACAAACGGCCAATTGTTGATTGGCAATGGCTCTGGGTATTCGCTTGGTACTCTGACAGCAGGAAGTAATGTCACCATTACAAATAATGCTGGCAGCATTATTATTAGTTCTAGTGGATCAGGTAGCGGCCCCACATTGTCAAGCAATAATGCTTGGACTGGTATCAATACGTTTACCAATATTGGGCCATCATCTGCTGCTGGCGCATCTCTTGGTTCTTCTTCCTTGTATTGGAATACTGTTTATTCAACGGTCTTCCAATGCGTTACCCCAAGTGGAAGCCCAACAACTGGTGCAGTGTTCTTTGAGGAAATTTATTACGGTTCCAATTATGGATGGGTTGGTGGAACTGTTGGTCAAATTCTTGGATATGGTAGTAGCGGTAGTTATACAAATGTTGCGCTTGCCGATGCGAATGGTGTTTACCCAGCCACAAGTGGAACAGCATTAGGCACATCTACTTTGCCTTGGGGAATCCTTACTGCAAAGAATGGGTTCTTTGGTTCTGGTTCCACAGGATATGTTCCTCCTTCTGGAGCGTACATTGGCACGATCTATTCAAACGCCACCACCACAAATGGCAGCGCATTAATTACTACTGCTTACAACAATAGTCAATATAACTGGAGCGCAGTTGTTCAGACCACTTCGCAGTACATAGCTTATTTCAGCCAAGGGTCTTCTGGTGGCGGTTTGACTGGTATTGGTTCCATTACCTATAACGGCACTGGTACTACTTACGGCACTTCGTCAGATCGCCGACTCAAAGAAAATATTGCTGCATTGCCAGCAGGTACTGGTTTGGCAAAGATTGCAGAAATGCAACCCCGATCTTTTACCTGGAAGCAAAATGGCACAGAGGATATGGGCTTTATTGCCGATGAGTTGCAAGCTGTGGTTCCTGCGGCTGTTAGCGGAAGCCCAACAGATGTGCATGAAGATGGCTCAATTAAGCCCCAAGCCATTGATACATCATTCTTGGTGGTCTATTTGGTTCAAGCAATTCAAGAATTGGCCGCTGAAGTTGCAGCACTTAAAGGAAAAGCATGACTATTTTAAATTTCACCAATAACGCTGCCTCTACTTTGGCTGCGGGGGTTGGCCCTTCGGCTACGACAATTGTCTTGGCAACGGGCACTGGCGCATTATTCCCAGCCAACAACTTCAAAATGACTTTGTTGAATGCCTCAAATCAGGCAATCAATGAAATTGTTTTTGTGAATTCGGTCACGGGTGACACTTTAAATGTTGTTCGCGCTCAAGAAGGCACAACTGCACTGACTTGGAATGCGGGTGACTTGGCTCAACTTTTGGTGACCGCTGGCGGCTTAAGGGCATTTGTTCAATCTGATCAATTGCAAGCCTCAACTTATACCAGCGCCACCGCTGGTGGTTCAGCCAATTCTTTGACAGCCACTTTGACATCAGGTCTGACAACATTGCCCAACAATTTGTCATTCTTCATTCTTGCCGAAGCGGCCAATACAGGTGCGGCCACATTGACTTTGACGCTTGGCTCCAATGTGCAGCCAGCCTATTCAATCGTTAAATACGGCAATGTGGCATTGGCTGCTGGCGACATTCCTGCTGCTGGGTATCCAATTCAACTGGTTTTCTCCACAGCTTATAACGCATTTGTTATGACCAATCCGGCCACCGGATCAGTCGGCTCTTTGTCTGGCGGCGGTACAAACACAATCGTTTATCAATCCAGCACAGGTGTAACAAGCTATGTGTCCCCTGGACCCAATGCCGCAGGTGAGGTGTTGGAGTGGAATGGTTCCAACTTTACTTGGGCCAACATTTCTGGCGCTGTTGCCAGCTTCAATGGTCGCACTGGTATTGTTATTCCTCAAGCGGGTGACTACACAGCAGCGCAAGTTGGTGCTGTTAGTTTGTCCAGCACAACGGGGTCTAATCAACAACTGTCCAACCCTGGCTATCAAGTGTTGCCTGGCGGCGTCATCATTCAATGGGGCAGCATAAGTGGAGCCACCTCCCCTGGGACAATTACATTCCCCAAAGCATTCCCCAATGCTTGCTTTATGGTGATTGGCGGAAATACGCTGGAACGAAATTCTGTGACGTCATCAGTTTTCAACTGGACTCAAACCAGTTTTGGATTTGACCAAACTGGTTATTTGAGCTGGATTGCTATTGGTTATTGAGTTAGAGGGGATGTGTCGTTAGAATCGACCATCCCCTAATGAGGCGCACATGATCAATATTATTTACGCAAATAACGCCCAGTCTACTCTTGCAGAGCCTCTCATTTCATCGGCAACTGTTGCCTATTTAGCCCCAGGCACTGGCTCGTTGTTTCCGCAAATTTCTGGAAATCAATACTTTTGGTTGACATTCAGTGATGCGTCAACAGGGATGCTGACAGAAATTGTCAAAGTTGTGTCTCTGTCTGGTGATGTTGCTAGTATTGTTCGCGCTCAACAAGGCACAACTGCTTTGAGTTGGAATGTTGGCGACTATGCAGCCAACCTCTATACAGCCGCTGACGCCACCAATTTCGTTCAGACTACTGAACTTCAAGCCAATTCATACGCTTATTCTGCCGATACAGGCACAGCTAACAACTATGTTCTGAACTACAACCCTCCCATCACTCAAGTCAATGATGGGATGTCTTTGACGTTCAAACCAGCCAACTCCAATACTGGTGCTAGTTATGTAACTATCAATGGCTTGCCTCCTGCTCAAATTATTTCTGAGCAAGGATTTTCGCTGCCATCCGGACAATTGTATGCTGGTGGTATGTATTTCATTACCCGTAGCGGCTCTTATTGGGTGTTAAGCGGTGCTGGTGGTGGTATTGGTCCTCAAGGTCCTCAAGGCCCAACGGGTCCAGTTGGCGCTCAAGGCAATACTGGTGCGACTGGCCCTACTGGATTGCAAGGCCCAACGGGTAGCCAAGGTGCTACTGGGTTGACAGGCCCAACTGGCGCACAAGGTAATGTTGGGCCTACTGGCCCTCAAGGTATTCAGGGCGTTCAAGGTATTCAGGGCGTTCAAGGTAATACTGGCCCAACAGGCGCTCAAGGCAATACAGGTCCAACAGGCCCAACGGGATCAACCGGAGCCACTGGTGCTACAGGCCCAACAGGGCCTACTGGCGCACAAGGTATTCAAGGCAATACTGGCCCAACAGGTTCTACTGGTGCAGTTGGCCCCACTGGCCCAACAGGCGCTCAAGGCATTCAGGGCAATACTGGGCCAACAGGCCCAACTGGCGCACAGGGCATTCAAGGTAATGTTGGCCCAACAGGACCAACAGGTTCGCAGGGCAGCACTGGTAATACTGGGCCAACAGGTCCCACTGGTTCGCAGGGCAGCACTGGTAATACTGGGCCTACTGGCCCAACAGGCTCTCAAGGTACTATTGGTAATACTGGCCCAACCGGCCCGACAGGTACTTCTGGTAACTTGTATGCCACTACCAGTACAACGTCTTTAGCGATTCAGACGGGGAATATTACTTTAACTGTTGGCACAAATCTGTCCTATACAGTTGCCCAGCCTGTCATTGTTGCCAATAGCTCTAGCAACTACATGGTGGGTGTCATTATTAGCTATTCGGCTAGTACTGGCGTCATGGTGGTTAATGTCGGCAGCAGTGTTGGTGGCGGCACATTTACCTCTTGGAATGTTAACTTAAACGGTGCATCTGGCCCTCAAGGCCCAACTGGTGCAACTGGCCCTACAGGTGCGGCATCTAATGTTGCTGGACCTACTGGCCCAACAGGTGCGACAGGTGCAGCCTCCACAGTCGCTGGTCCGACAGGCCCAACTGGAACAACAGGCGCTGTTGGTCCGACAGGCCCAACGGGCGCACAGGGCAATGTTGGCCCGACAGGCCCAACGGGGACTACTGGCGTTCAAGGCCCAACTGGCCCGACAGGTGCAGCCTCTACAGTTGCTGGCCCGACAGGCCCGACTGGTGCAACAGGTGCTGCCTCTACTGTGCCTGGACCGACTGGCTCGACTGGTCCTACAGGCCCAACGGGAACGACTGGTGCTGGTGGCCCGACTGGCCCGACTGGTGCTGGTGGCTTTACTGGCCCAACTGGCCCAACGGGTGCGACTGGCGATACAGGCCCTACAGGCCCACAAGGTATTCAGGGCATTCAGGGTATTCAAGGCGTAGCAGGTCCCACAGGCCCGACAGGCGCTCAAGGCAATGCAGGTTCTAATGGCCCAACAGGTCCAACAGGAACTGCGGGTTCTGCTGGGCCAACGGGTTCAAATGGGCCAACCGGCCCGACAGGGTCTAATGGTGCGACAGGCCCAACTGGCCCTCAGGGTACTCAAGGTATTCAAGGTAATGCTGGCCCGACAGGTTCAAATGGTCCAACAGGCCCAACGGGTTCAACTGGTTCTACAGGCCCAACTGGCCCTCAGGGTATTCAAGGTAATACTGGACCTACAGGATCAACTGGTGCTACAGGCCCAACGGGTGCTACAGGTCCCACGACTTACCCTGGCGCTGGTATTGCTAATTCAACTGGTACAGCTTGGGGTACAAGTTACTCTATAAATGTAGCTAATGGCATTCCAGTATTTGATGCCAATAAAAACCTAACAACAAATTGTTTGTTTGAAGGTTATACAAGCCAAGCTGCAAGCGGCACAACAATAACGCTTACTGCTGGCTCTGTCCAAAATTGGGCCATTACGGGTTCTGGTGGGCAAACTATTAAATTGCCCGATGCAACTACATTGCCAAATGGCGCTACGTTTACTTTTAATAACAATCAATCTAGCGGCACAATTGTTATTCAAAACAATTCCGCAACAACGATTGCAACTGTTCAAACAGGTTCTTACATAACAGTTGTTTTGTTGAGCAACTCTATTGCAGCAGGTTCGTGGGATTTTCACAATTCCGCTCCTTCTAATGTTAGCTGGTCAACCAACACGCTGAATTGGGCTGGTTCATACACAAACGGCACATGGAATGGTAATGCTATTGGTATAGCTTATGGCGGCACAGGCCAGACAACGGCTTCTGCTGCTTTTAATGCTTTGTCGCCCATCACATCAACGGGTGACTTGATTCTTGGCAACGGCAGCAATAGCGCCACACGTTTGGGTATTGGTACAAATGGTTATGTTCTGACAAGTAACGGCACGACCGCATCATGGGCGGCAGCTAGTGGTGTGAGTTTGTCAACTGCTAACACTTGGACAGCCACACAGACGTTTAACGGCTCTACAAGCACGTTTGGCACTACTCTGCTGGACAGCAACGAAACGGTCAACGTGGTGGCTGCTGCGCCCTCTAGCACGACTAACTTCTACGTTCAAAGCGGCTCGGTTCAATATTACACAACCAGCGCTGCTAACAACTGGACGCTAAATATCGCATTCAGTTCTGGCACAAGCATGAACACGGCTTTGTCAACAGGCCAATCGGTGACCTTCACGTTGATTACTACGCAAGGTTCTACGGCTTACTACAACAACGCTGTGACGATTGACGGCACATCGGTGACGCCTAAGTGGATTGGTGGCGCACCTAGTGCTGGTAATGCGTCTGGACTTGATGTTTACCGCTATGCCGTTGTAAAAACAGGAAGTGCCACATACACAGTTTTGGCAAGCCTTACACAATACAAATAAGGATTAGCAATGCCACTTCAGCAAACTTCAGGTAATGTAACGCAAGATGCCTATGGTGGTGGTGCATCTGCGCCAGCACCTTTGTATGTAGAAAATGTTTTTAGCACTTATTTGTATAGCGGAACTGGTTCAAATCAAGCAATACCAAACGGAATTCCATTGGCATCAACTTCAACATGGAATACTATTCAATACGGCATCAATTTTCCTTATGGGCAAACATATTTTTCTACAACTGATAGTAGTGGAAATATTTATGTTTGCGGACAAACATCTCCTGATTCCAGTAATTTTTATGCTTTTATAGCAAAATTTAATTCTTCAAACGTTTTGCAATGGCAAAATTTTTTAATATCTAGCACAGTTGGTATTTTTTCGGGAATTTGCTTAGATTCTTCCGGTAATTCTTATGTTGCCGGTTATGCAAGTGATGGAACTAATAACTTTGGAATTATTGCAAAATATAATAGTAGTGGCACTATTCAATGGCAAAGAAAATTAACATATTCTTCAGGATGTACATACAATAATATTGCAATTGATTCATCAAATAATTTGTATGTTGCAGGACAAGGTTACGATGGAACAAATTATTACGGAATAATTGCAAAATATAACAGTAGTGGGTCATTGCAATGGCAACGAAAAATAGTTGAAGAAGGAAATGCACAATTCAACGGAATAGCCGTTGATTCAAGTAATAATGTTTATGTTACTGGTGGTGCAGTTAATTCAGGGAATAACTATACTTTAACCGTTAAATATAATTCTTCAGGTTCATTGCAATGGGCAAGAAAGTATACAAATGTAAACGCGTCTAGAGCAACAGGATTGGTATTAGATAGTTCTTCTAATGTATATATTGCAACATTTGGAGGTAGTTCTAATAATGTTGTTTATCTTCAATACAATTCATCGGGAACATTGCAATGGCAATATATTTTAAGTAATACAGGCCCATATGGAAATTTGTGTTTAGATTCATCAAATAATATTTATATAACAGGCGCACAATCAAACGGTGGAAAATTTATATTAAAAACCAATTCTTCTGGTGTTATATCTTGGGCTTTAAACGCATATACATTTGAATCTAATGTAAGCGTGCAATTTTTGTCTACTGACACATCTGGAAATCTTTATGTAAATGGCACTGGTGGTATTGGATTAAATGATATTGCTGTAACTGCAATCATAAAACAAGATGGTTCAATTTCTAATGGTGGATATTCATTAGTTTTATCTTCAAATAATACTATTGCTTCATCATCAACATCTGGAACTGATTCTTCATCAAGTGCAACGGATTCCGCAGGAAGTGGAACAGATGCGGCAAGCACGGCAACAACCTCAAGTGGCACGGCACTTTATAGTATCTATAACCAACCTGCTGTTTCAACAACTGGTGGAATGGTTTGGATTAAAGATAGAAGTGCAACTAATTCAAATGTTGTTTTTGATACTGTTCGTGGTGCAACTAAGTATTTAGTTACTAATTCAACAGTTGGGCAAACTACGGATGCAGCAACATTAACATCATTTACTGCGGATGGTTTTAATTTAGGTACTGATACTACTAATCTTGTTAATGGTTCTGATAATTATGCTTCATGGACATTCCGTAAAGCACCTAATTTTTTTGATATTGTGACGTATACGGGTACAGGTTCTGTTCAAAACATTGCACATAATCTTGGCTCAACACCGGGGTGCATGATTATCAAAAAAACAAGTAGCACAGGAACTTGGATTATTTATTTTGCTGATAACGGTTCTGGATGGGGTGGTAATAGTTATTATTTGGGTTTAAATCTTACTGCCGCAGCAACAAGCACAGGATACCCCGGAGTTTGGGGGGCAACAGACCCTACATCAACCCAATTTACTGTTGGTACAGATACAAACGTAAATGCGTCTGGTCAAACATACATTGCTTATTTGTTTGGTAATGGCGGTACAGGCGGTTTTGGATTGTCTGGAACTCAAGATATTATTAAATGTGGATATTACACGGGTAATGGAAGCACAAGTGGGCCATCTATAACTTTAGGATTTGAGCCTCAATGGGTTTTGACAAAAGCAGCATCACGAACTGGAGCATGGGCTATTAGTGATGTTATGCGACAAATGTCTCAAACAAATGATGCAGTTTTAAATCCCAATACTACTGGTGCTGAAGCCGTTTTAGGCGCGCCTTTAATTATTCCAAGTGCAACAGGTTTTAAAGTAAGTTCAACTGACCAAAATTACAATAATTCTGGCGATACATATATGTATATAGCCATACGCAGAGGCCCAATGGCCATACCTACATCCGGAAATAGTGTTTTTACTCCTGTTGTGGATTTTTTATATGGCAGTTCTGCCGCAATCACTACCGGTTTTACAGAAGATTTATTAATACAAAATGAAAATAATGCTGCAAAAACAGGAAATATTTTTGATTGGGATAGATTAAGAGGGTCATCAAGTGCAAAAGGTGTTTATCTATTAACTAATAGCGCATCAGCGGAAACTTCACAATCAACATATGCAATAGGATTTGATATAAACGCTGGAATTTTTGATAATTTTATGGGTTCAAACTTTGGCATTAATGACAATGTAACTTATTGGAATTTTGCTAGAGCACCTGGATTTTTTGATATTGTTTGTTACATTGGAACAGGAAGCGTTACTACAATTAATCACAATTTGAATGCTGTTCCTGAACTAATGATTGGTAAAAGGCGTGGTGGAAATGCTGGATGGGGTGTCTATTCTGCGCCAACAGGTAATGCCAACAGATTAGTTTTGAATATTAATGCGGCAGTTGCAAGTGACACAAATTTATTAAATAGCACCAATCCAACAAGCACAATTGTTACTTTAGGTAATTCAGCTTATTTAAATGCTTTTTCACAAACACAAGTTTTATATTTATTTGCTAGTCTTTCAGGTGTATCTAAAGTTGGTTCCTATACAGGAAACGGAACAGGGCAATCAATAGCTTGCGGGTTTGGTGCAAATGGGGCAAGATTCATTCTTATTAAGCGCACAGATTCAACGGGTGATTGGTATTGTTTTGATAGTGCAAATGGGCTTACATCAACTTCTAGCCCTTACACAAAATGGAATGCCGGTGGCGCACAAACCACAGGCAACAATGGAACATACGCATCTAGCGGTGGATTTACATTGGGGTCAACCGCTTCAACAACTACAAACATTTCATCAGCAAGTTATATTTTCTTAGCAATCGCATAAGGACAAATCATGCAAATTCGACTACGCTCAAATGGACAAGTAATGTTTGAGGAGGCTTTTCGTCAACACATTGCTTCCAACGGTGGCCCTACATGGGGTCAAACCACGACTGAAATTCTTAACAAACTGCAAGCCGATGTGGTGTTTGATGGGCCTAGTCCTACGCTGACACACTACCAAGTCGCTAGTGCTGGCCCTGCTGTTGAAGAAAACGGTCAATGGTACACATCGTTTGTCGTGACCGACATGGACGCTGACGCCAAAGCAGCAACTGACGCAGCCCAAGCAACATCGGTACGCCAACAACGTGACGATAAGCTGTCTAAATGCGATTGGACACAAGTTGCTGATGCGCCAGTAGATAAAGCAGCATGGGCAACATATCGTCAAGCCTTGCGTGACTTGCCTAAAGAAGCTGGCTTTCCTTGGACAATCACATGGCCTACTGAACCCACCTAAAATTGTGCAATAATTTATTTCCCTTTAACTCTTTAGGATTGATGATGGCTGATGCACCAACTTCGATTAATGTTCCCAAAACAACTTTTGACATGATCATGAACTACTTGGCAGAACGTCCTGTCAAAGAAGTTTATGGTTTGGTCACTGACTTGATTAAACTTGCCAATGAGCAAGTTCCTGTTGAAGTTCCTGCTGAACCCCAAGCATAAATATGCCGTTCAGCTCGGCATCGGGCAAAGACTACATTAAGTCTTTGCGTCTGGCAGGGAAAAGAATTGTAGACATTGGTGCTGGTAGTGGCACATACAAAAAACTTCTCCCCGAACTATCAAGTCACTGGACCGCCGTAGAAATTTGGCAACCCTATATTGAAAAGTATGGGCTTCATGATCTATACGATGAAGTCATTTGCGCCGATGCCAGGACAATTGACTATACAAATTTTGATATGGCTTTTGTTGGCGATGTGCTGGAACACATGACATCTGATGATGCCAAAGCACTGCTAACAAATCTCAAGTCATCATGCCGAACAGTCATTGTCAGCATTCCCTTGGGCTACTATCCCCAAGATGAATACGACAACAATCCTTATGAAAAGCACATAGTGGATAACTATTCACACGAACAAGTTATTGAACTGTTTGGCAAGCCCACAGAGTACCAGATTGATCAAGAAATCGGGGTTTATGTGTACCGCAAACTAAAGATTGCCATCTCGGCCATCAGCAAAAACGAATCACAATTTGTTCAGCGTTTTTGCGAATCTGCAAAAGACGCTGACCTGATTCAAATTGCTGATACTGGTTCCACAGACGACACCGTTAATGTTGCTGAAGAATGCGGTGCAACCGTCCATCACATCTGCATTTCCCCTTGGCGCTTTGACCATGCGAGAAATGCCGCTATTGCACTCCTCCCCAAAGACATTGATGTTGTTATTGCTCTGGACCTAGATGAAGTCATGGAGCCAGGTTGGCGAGAAGAAATAGAACGTGTCTGGGTTGAAGGTACAACTCGTCTGCGCTATCAGTTTGACTGGGGTGCTGGCATCAGGTTCTATTACGAAAAAATCTTTGCCCGTCATGGCTATCATTGGCATCACCCTGTCCATGAGTATCCTGTACCGGACAAGCGCATACAAGAAGTCTACGCTCATACCGACAAGTTATTGGTCAGCCATTACCCTGACCCTACCAAGTCCAGAGGGCAATACTTGCCTCTCCTACGCATGGCCGTAGAAGAAGACCCACATTGCCCAAGGAATGCTTTTTACTTTGCCCGTGAACTGACGTTCTACCAATTGTGGGAAGAGGCTGTTGACCGCCTGAAGTATTACCTCAATATGCCTGAGGCGACTTGGGTCAATGAACGTGGTTATGCCATGCGTTTACTCGGCCAAGCCTATGACAATTTAAATCAATATGATGAGGCGATGGCTTGGTATCGCAGAGCTGTTGCAGAGTCTCCCAATACCCGTGAGGTATGGGTTGATTTGGCAATGGCTTGTTATATGCGTAAAGACTGGGAGAGTTGCCGGTATGCGGCCAAACAGGCTTTGAATATCAAAGACAAGGCTTTGGTCTATACCTGCGATCCAGCGGTATGGGGCGGTAAACCCCATGATCTTTTGGCAATAGCTGCTTGGAATTTGGGTGATGTAGAAACAGCTATTGAGCAAGGGCAATTGGCGGTTGATTTGGAGCCGTATGATTTAAGGTTAAAAACCAATCTGGATCATTACTTGGCAGCAAATCAAGATGAGGGTAAACTCGCTGTAGATTAACTTTCTATCTTAAGGATAGCTATGGCGACTTCTGGCAATAACCCACCCAATTACGTTACCAATCCTGCTGCGGCTATCCCTGTTTATGTTGCCAGCAATGCAGCGGTAACTTCAATTGTTACTGGTCAGCAAACGGCCACCACGACAGCAACCGCTTTGGCTAATCACGCTTTGAGTTCTAGCGTGACTTTGTCTGCACCTAGCACCAATGCTGCTGTTTTGTATGTGGGCACTGCTGGCGTGACATCTTCTACTGGCTTTGCACTGGGTGCAGGTCAATCGGTTAATCTGCCCATTTCTAACACCAACCTCATCTACATTGTTGCCCCCACTGGTTCCCCTGTGGTTACTTACCTAGGTGCATAAATGGATGCTGTGGAGAAGCAAGTGCTTGCGACTGATGCGCGGTTGAACACGCATGAGGCGATTTGTGCTGCTCGATACCAAGCCATTCAAGAGCGTTTTGATGATGGTTCCAAGAGGATGCAAAGGATTGAATACATCCTTTATCTTTTGATTGCGGTGTCATTGTTCGGTCCCAAATATCTGGAACAATTGTTTAAACACCTGATGGGAGTTTGAAATGATTGATCCGGTCAGCATTGGTTTAGCCCTAACGGGAATTCAAAAAGCGGTATCGCTTGTTAAACACGCAGCCAAGACGGCTCAAGACGTTCAATCTTTAGGGCCAGCACTAGGCAGTCTTTTTTCGTCAGCATCCAATGCTGAAAAAGCGGTTGCTGAAGCCAAGTCATCGGGCAACGCATCCAATATGCAGATTGCCATGCAGATTGAGCTGGAGCTGGATAAGGTTCGGGAAATCAAAGCTCACTACCAGCTTGAATTCATGAAGGTCGGCAAGGTTGATGTCTGGAACAAGATTATTGAGCGTGCCGGAAAAATGGATGCAGCCGATAAGTTTGCTGCAAAGGCCGCAGAAGACCGAGCCAAGGCCAAGAAAAAAGAGCAAGAAGAGTTTTTTGTTATTGCTTTAATTGCAGTCTTAGTGGTTGTTCTTGGCTACGTTGGCTATCTGTTTGTTCAAGAATCTGTTGATTATGCTAAAAAGAATAGCCATTCTGTGCATCATCGTTCTTAGTGGCTGCTCTGATAGGTATCGTTATACCTGCCAAGATTTTGACCACTTTCAAGACCCTGAATGTCAGCGCCCAAGGTGCTTGTTTACGCAAACCTGCCCTGACTACTTAGTTGCCCCTGTTTTGGAGAAACAAGTTGAATCTACTCAGCAACAACCCAGAACACAAACTAACCGCTGAAGAAATCGAAGTTCGTATCTGGGCTATTGTGGTGCTTGCCATCACGGGTATTCTGTTCTTTATCGTTATTTGCTTGCTGTATTCGGTCACGTTTGTTGTCCAGCCTATCAAGGCTATGGCTCCAATCGATCAGGCTTACACCAAGATGCTGAACGACATTGTTTTGCTATTGGTAGGTGGTATCGGTGGCATCGTTGGTAAGCGGGTCGCTGGTGGGGTTGCTGGTACTTTGGCTGGTGTTAAAGCTGCAACCAATACGCCAGCACCTTGCTACGGTCAGCCCATGCAGCAGCCTATTGGTATTTATCCACAGCAACAAAGCCAAGCCTTTGGAGCCATGCCCACGTTTGTGAATCCTGAGTTGGATGAATCGTGGCGTCCTCCACCACCGCCCACGACACCGCCGGATCATTTACATCCGGAGCGGGAAGAAATTGCTGCTGAACGTGCTGCTGCGAAGGAAGAAGAATGACTTGGTTTTTAACTTTCTTCAGTGATCTGTTTTACGTCATTGCCTGTGCGGCCATGATCGCCGGTGTTGCAATGTATGGCGTCAGCTACTTTGTGAAGCTGCTGCCTATGATTGCAACTTACGCTTTATTGATGCAAATTGGCGGTGTGGTTTTAGCTTTAGGTGGGGGTTACTATGTGGCCGACCATAAAGGTTATGAGCGAAGAGTCGCCGAAGACAAAGCAGAAATCGAACGATTGAACGCTGAAGCAAGGGCTAAAGAAGAAGAACTTGCCCAGACGTTAAAAGACAAGACAGCAGCACTTAGAAAGGCATCCAATGCTATTAAGCAAAAACAGATTAGTATTGTTCAGCGCATTGACTCTGGCGAGTTGCACATCCCAAATTCCTGTGGTTTACAAGCCAGTTCAGATGCCGGAGCTGCCGGAGGAAATCCAAAAGATGGAGCCGAATCTGAGCGACAGGCTCTTAAAGATATTGCAGCCATCGCAGCCGACGGCGACCTCGCCATCACCCGCCTCAACGCCTGCATCGACACCTACAACGCAGTAAAGGACAAGGTCAATGTTAAACAGTGATCAACTCCACAAACTTGGCATCAGCGCCGACTGGGTTGATGGGCTGAACAAGACCTTCGAGCGGTTCCACATCGACACGCCTAAGAAACAGGCCATGTTCCTTGGTCAGTGCGGCCATGAATGTGCCAATTTCAAAATCCTAGAAGAGAACCTAAACTACAAAGCGGCAACGTTGATGCGGTTGTGGCCCAAACGCTTCCCGACTCAAGAGATTGCTAACCAGTATGCAGGAAACCCCAAAAAAATTGCCAACATGGTATACGCGAATCGAATGGGGAACCGCGAGGAGGCTTCTGGAGATGGGTATAGATTTAGAGGCAGGGGGTGTGTTCAGCTTACCGGACACTCAAATTATTATCACGCCGGACAAGCCCTTGGCGTTGACTTTGTGATGCACCCAGAGCTTGTTGCCACTCCAGAATATGCTGCACTGACTGCTGGCTGGTTCTGGGATACGCACAAGTTGAACGCCTCGGCCGAAGCCTGGGACTTCATCAAATGCACCAAGATCATCAATGGTGGAACTATTGGTTTAGAGGAACGGCGTAATCACGCCGAACACGCACTACAAGTGCTGGCATAAAAAAGGGGCTTATAGCCCCTTTTATTTTAGAACATTGATCGCAAGGATTTGATCAAGTCACCCACTTTGCTACGCACATCATTTGT